TGTAACTTTTCCACCATCTAAGTAACCATTTTTTTGAAGTCCTAAGATAATTTTTGAAACATCAATAGGCTTCATATCTAAAGCGTTTACAATTGCGTTATAACTTTCTCCATTCGATAACATTGAAAGGATTAAGTTTTGATTGTCGTTAACTGCGAACTTTTCTTTAAAGAATCCCTCTATTATTTCTTCGTCTGATTGGTTACTAAATTCACTAGATTTAATAATCTTAACTTCACTTTTAGAACGTCCACAACTTGTAAATAAATCTATAATTTGTATTTCGTTATCTTCTGCATTCATTTTTAAAGCAACTGGTACAAGTGGCTCTATTACTTTATCAAATAACTCATATTCATTAAATGAAATTTCACCAGTCATTCCATTAAGTTCTGATAATACATAATTCAAAGAATCAGATATATTTTTCTGTCTTTTCTTGATGTAAGTTCTTGAAAATATATTAAAATCTTTCTCTAAATCTGTAGAAAATAAAGCGTTATCTTGAATGTAACCAAACATTTTTGGATTTACAACCGAATGAGATATAAATATTTTCTTAGATAGTCCTTGTTCTGTTGATTCATAACGTTTATCAAGATCGTTACCATTCAATTGAATGATACTAGGCTCTCTATCTTTACCATCTGAAAAAGTAACTGATACACCACCTTGTTTTCTTTTGTCTGTAGCGTTTAATTTTAAGTCGTCTACTATCTTATCAGCTTGTTCTTCACTCTCAGGTATACCATTATTTAAACTTATAAGTGTACCACCTTTATATCCGTTAACAACTTCACTATATCTAAAGTAATTAATTTCAATATCAGTAAGAATTGAATCAATACCACCAGAATATAAAGGAATTGGATAATGTCCAGCAGTAAGTTTTTTTGTTTCTAATACGAACTGTCTACTTTTAGCCTTTACAAATAAAACGCATTCTTTTGTTTCACTTGTACGATTAAAAAATGAAGTATATTGTTTAAACTTTGTCTTTTCGTTCTGTCTAGTTGTACCCCAATTTTCAGAATAATAAAATATAGTTCCTTGTTCATTAGGTCGTATCAATTCAAAATCAATATGTTCTAGTTGCCACATTTCATTTAAAGCATCAAAAACACATCGAATGTAATAACCGTTAACAACTTCTTGGTCTAGTGAGTACATTTCTACAAGTTCATCCAAAGTATGTTTTGAACGTCCGTTTTTGTTTATCTCTTCCCAATTTCCAGCACCCTCATACTTTAAACCAGCACCACTAATAAAAGTATTTTTACCGTTGATTATACCACCGTGAATAGGAGAGTTTACATAAAGTGACCATAAGAATTGAGGGTATAAATTATCTTTACCCCATTTTACCCAACCCTCTTTAGATACCGTTTCAATAGGCTCAATAATTTCAACCTCTCTAAATGAGTTATAAGTCCTAACTAACTGTTTCTCCTCCATAAATATTACTTGTTAATGTCGGCTCAAATGAATTGGGCGTTATTGTTACACTATCTTTTACTCTTACTTTACCTATTTCACATTGAATCCCTAAAGTATAATCTAAAGAACCGCCATCAGGCATCTGATAAACTTGATAAGTATAATCACCTAGTTTTGTAAATGTGGCATCCGTACCCTCTAATAAATGAAATAGATTATACCTAGCAGTTGACACGTTTAAGTCGTCTAGATAACATAGTATTTCTTGTTTACCTTGTTCTTTTGTAAATCTAAACAACCAATTAATATCAAGTGTTTCATCCTCTAACTCTGACAATGTCAAAGCTATAATATTTAAACTATTTTTTGTTATTAAAATTGTCATACTTCAAAGATACAAAAAAAACCTTATCAAGAATTAATCTTAATAAGGTTTTAATTAAATTTATTTTCAATTAAGAAACTGGATCTAATAATGCAGTGATTAAAGAACCACTAATTTTATTAGGTCTGTTTTTTTCTTTACCTGATAATGTTAAAACATTTCCATTAGCATCCTCATAGGCTTGGCCTGTATCTCTAACACCTGATACACTTGCTCCATTAGTTTCAAAGAAAACCTCAAAAGTTCCATCGTTTAATTCAACTGCGAAAGTTGTACGTGAAATTTCTAAAGCTTCTAAGTTTACAATGTCAGTTGCAGTATTTCCAGCTAAAACTATTGTTCCTGAATTTTCGTATGCAACAGATTGATTTTTTCTGTCACCGATTTTAGGAGCTGTAAATTTTGCAGTTTCCATTTCAACAGTAAAACGATGAACATATTTTCCACTAGTTAAAGACAATGCGGAAATAGTTCCGTTTGCTTTTGTTATTGTGGCGTCGGCAGTGTTCCAAGCGTAGATGGTTTTGATACCACCTACACTGTCACATACTGCGTTCTTTCCCTCTAGGATTTCACACATAGTATTTTATATTAAGAGTTTAACAATTCTAATCTTACGAAGTATTGACCCCATACAATTTGAGTACCTAATCTGAAAGATGCTTCTGCTTTCAATTTATCATTGTAAGCATCATACTTAACCTCAAAGTTCATATCATCTAAAGAATCAACTCCTAAGAATGTTAAATCCATAGGCATTGCATAAACTTCTGATTTACCGTCTAACTCGGGAAGTGTTACAACTTCGACGTTTGTTCCTGGTAAGATGAAAGACACACTTGACTTAGTATTTACAACATCTACATGATCATATTGATTTGCAGTGTTCCAAGCCGTAATACATTTTCTCGCTTCAGTTCTACCTGTGTAGATTTTGATAATCATTTCGTTATCAAACAATTCAGTAGGGATTTTATCATGCACACCTAAGAATTGAGAGTAAGCATTTGTAGTTGTCATTGTTGCATCAGGTGCATCGAATGTTAATACGTCTGCATTGTTTACAAGTATTTGACGTAAACCATTCATCAATACCAATTCAGCATCTAAAGAAGTAGTGTCTCCTGAAACTACTAATAATTGAGCTTTACGTTGTAAAAGTTTACCTAAGTATGCACCTAGAATAGTTTCTAAATCAGATGGCAATTGACCATCTTGCATCTTTAAACCTAACTTGTTTAAAATTTGCGTCATTTTACCGTTCAAATCTTCGTTACAGAACTCAATACCCATGTATAAAGGTACAGTAGTTAAGTTTGCTTTTGTGAAGATTACAGATCCATCAGGTGAAGGAGTACAAGCAACTTTAGCTTGAAGTGTAACATCAGCATTTAACAAAGCAATTTCTTTTGTTCCTTTAACATCTGACTCTAAAGTCAAAGAGTTAAGAAATTCAGAGTTATTAATCAAGTCAGTTATAACAACTGGCATTGTATTATCAGTCCATGCTGGCAAACCAGCTACATCGTAATCAAATTTTTCTTTTAAGGCTTTACCTAATTTTCCAATTTTATTCATCTTATTTAGTTTTTGATATTTTTTAAAATTTCGTTCGCTGTCATTTTGACAACTTCTTTTGTTCCAGTTTTAGCTTCACTTTGAAACTTACTTTCTTTCACTTCTTTAATTCTTTTGATTTCAGTTGTTAATTCTTCAATCTTAGCAAATGTTGCCTCTAAAGTTTTTTTCATTACTTCAGCAACTTCTGATAGAATTTCTTCTTTAAGTTCTGATTTCATTTCAGCATCTTCAACAACAACGTCCTCAACTGCCGTTACTAATCCACTTTCATTTACTGAAATTAAAATAGTTTTACCATCAATCTCACATTGATAGTCTTGAGGTGGAGCTGGTAGCTTATCCCCGTTTTCATCAATTACGAAGATAGGCGTTTCATCAGCTACCAAATCACCCTCATAAGTAAGCACCGTGCCGTCTAGTGATGTGATTTCTGCAAACGTAGAAACATTTTCTTCTGTAACTGGCTCATCCTCGAATGATGTTTTTCCAAACACACGCTCAAAGAAAGACTTTCCACTTACTTCTTTTTTGTTCATCTTTTGTTTATTATTTGTTTTTATTTGTACTTGCATTCTGTCAAATATTCCCTCTACAGAGAACCCTTGAAATTTACCGCTTTTAACCTCGTTCCATAATTGGTCATTCTCTACTTTGTAAGATGCTATCCATGTTCCATCTTGTAGATTTTGTTTAGCGAACTCAATAGGTGCATTAATTCCACGTTTAGAATCAATTAAGAAACTTTCAAACATTGTAGCACCGTTAACTCTATCATGTTCATCATGCATCTTGTTAACGTTGTTTCCAAAACTATTCTTAAAGAATTTTAAAACTATTTGTTTAATGGTTGGTACATCACAAAAGACTTGATGTTCTCC